TCTAGGGCCAATAATTTCAGCAGCAATCCTTGCATTTTCGCCACTTAGTTTTGCTTGGGCGCTAAGAAAATCTCCACCGCCATCTGACATAGCCAACATCCGCATAAAGTGCATATCAGCCGCAATGTTTACATCGTCACCAAGCAAGTCATTACCAAAGCCTTTAACCTTGGGGTTTGCTTGTAGCCACTTACTTAGAGGTGCACCAGTAAGCTCTTCGGGAACCACGCGCTCCCAAGAACCCATTTCTCTATTTACCACATTACCAGCTTGGTTGCGCTGCTTGATGTGTCCATAGTTAAAATCGTCTGGGATATTTGCTGGCTCAACGCCTAGCTCTTTTGCGGCTGCAAGTGGTGTGACGCCTTCATCCTTCACCATCTGAGCCACTCTTATGCGATCTTCTGGAGCAATAGCTCTGTACAGACTAGCGAACCTAATGTTTTGCGGAACTTTAGATCCAGTAGATGTTGTTCCAACAAGCTCTAGATATTCGCGCCATTGCTTGTCGCCTTCTACTTCCCCCAAAGAGCCCACCATCCAATCGCGCAATTCCTCAGTATTGTACCAATCAGGTCCAGCAAGCACTTTGCCTTTTTCAATGTAAGAATCAAATATATTGTTAATTGGGTTGTCTTCATCAGCAATTGATAGCTCTAGACGCTGCATTCTCTCAGTTGTTTTAGCTGGCCTATATCTTGGATATGGCTCAGTTCTATTTGGTGCTGCGCCACGGTATTCAGGAAAAAATCCTGCTGGATAATCTACGCTCTCAAGCGGATCTATTCGCATATTTGGTGGTGGCCTGTTGTCGCCCATACCCGCAAGATCACTTAGACTGCCAATGGGCTGGCCTAAAGCGTCAACGGCATCATCGACATCAACATTAATTTTTTTGCCTAGATCAGCTCCAGCTTGTAAAAATTTAAGAATACCAGCCATTACTTCTTGCCCTTATAGCCTGACGCATAGACAGCGCGGCCCTGCTTGGCAGCTTCAGCCTTGGTTTTATAAACCTTGCCCTTGCTTCCCCAACGGTAGCCGCCCTTGACCTTCACTACAGGCATATTAGCCTCCTAGAAGTTTGTTCATCATTTCGTGCACGTTGCCACCGTCGAGCTTCATAACTTTGACTTTGATATCCTTGCCATCTGGCATTTCCATCATTTCGTCATCGTCATACATCTCTTCGTCATCATACATTTCTTCGTCTTGATCAATGCCCATCATTGTCTGGTGGCATAACAGCAGGAAGTTAACTAACTGATCGTCAGTCATATCAAGTCCAGCTTCAGTGTGAGAAAACCCCATTTTGCTCATAAACAAAGTGGCGTTGTCTTCCATATTTTCTACATTAACTTCAGCCATATCAGCCTCCTTTATCGTCGCGTCTGTGGACGCATTGATGTCATTGGCGCTGTTGGGCGCGTCATTGGGCGCTTCGGTACGATTATACCTGCGTCAATCATCTCTTGCATATTCATAGGCGTCATTTGCTCCATGCGGTCATCAACTTGGTATGATTTCTGCATTTGAGGGCTTGGAGTAGCTGGAGCCATACCTTGCATTGCACCCATGCGTTGCTGCGCCGCATTCTTTTGAGCCATAAACTGATCCATTTGTTTTTGAGTGAGATTTGTTGGCATCGCTGTATTCATTGCCAATTTCATCTCAGCGTCTGACATTGCACCCATACCTTGTGCTGGCTGTTTCATAATGTCTGGGTTTGTACCCTGTGGGAATGTGTCCATCTGCTCAACTGGAAACCTGTCTGTAGCGCCAACGACCGACTGAAACATTTCGCGTTCCTGATCTGACAATACGCCGCCTGCTTGGATGCGTTGGCCAATTATCATAAGCTGCTGTGCAGATTCCTCATCCATATCGCCGGGGCGAATCTTTTGTAAGAAACTCATAACTAACTGGTAGTCAGGATTCATTTGCATTTCGTTTGGCATCGCAGCCTCCTATATCAATCTTCTGTTTCAATTATATTTCCATCATTGTCGTACTTCAATGCGGTTTCAAGGTCTTTCGCAGATATAAGATCACCTTCGGCATTCTTATACATTACCTTACCCTCTACCATAACTTTTTCTAAACGCTCATCAAAATCTACGCCATCCATCCATTTTGCCATATAAATCGGCAATCCAGCAGTATTTCCGCTTCTGAAGAACCTGTTGTATATTTTGCTAACTAATGGATCTTCGTCAGTCGTATCAGTGGCAGCTTCTATGCCATACACACTTTCTACAGTTTCGCCACTTTTTGCATCATCATAGTTAACTATTCCGTCTGTAACTTCTTGGACGCTTCCGTCACCTTCAATATAATATTCTGTTCCATCTAAAGCGCCATAACCGCTTCCAGTTGTAATAAAGCCATCCTCTGTACTCATGCCAGTTGGGTCAGCATCGGCAGCGGTAGACTGAACATCAAACACCGTATTGAAACGTGTATTTTCTTCGTTTGCTACATCTTCTGGCAAGCCACCGGGGAGTAATCCTTCAGCTCCGTATTCGTCTAAAATAGCACTAACATTGCCAGTCATAGTAGATGTATCGAAGCCAATGTACTCACCAGCATCATTAAACAATGGCGTGGCGCCAGTTTCCAAAGCAGATATTTGCTCATCCACAATCGCCCTGCGACCTTCGATACTAGCCTCAAGCATTTTACCTGCAATAGCGCCCCCAAAATAAGGTATTACACTATTGCCAAAAAACGATCCAAAGTAAGCTAAATCGTTAGGTGGAATATCCCTTAATAAATCATCTTTTATTTCTGCCACAGTTGCTTCGTCTTCTGACATACCAGTTGTATCTACTGCTGTTCCAGTAGTTGGATCATCAGAAACACCATAGACGTAGTTTTCTCCAAGCAGGCCAGTAGCAGTGCCACCGCCAGTCATATCTTCGCCAGTTGTCGTATTGGTTAAAACACCATCAATATACTTAGCGCCGTCAAATGGCGTAACTAAATTTGCTAAAGTTTCGCGCACGCTATTCGATCCAGTAGGCAGCGCGCCACCCGTATCTTCAGTTTCAACTACCTCATCTGGTACTGGTTCATAATTTCCGTTCAAAACATAATGACTTAGCCCTGCTGCCCTTGCTTCGGCAATTAACTGCTCTTTTGGTATAGCGCGACCTTCTTCAGTCATAGAATAATCTAGTGGGTTAAATTTTGCGTCAATTACTACATTCGCAGCGTCTGCCGCCGCTTGGGTCGAATGCTCTACGCCATTTTTGTCTGTATATGTAATCGGACCTGACGTAACTTCTTCTAATGGTCCCGTGCCATAAACTGTGTTGGTGGGGGTGCTATCGCCGTCAAAATCGGCAACATAAGTATCAAAAAAAGTCTCGACAGAGCCCTGATCCCCAAACGTATTGGTAGCGGCAGTGCTGACAGTATCATAAACATTAGAGGCAGTTTCTTTTATAGAGCTTCCAATATTGCTTGCTGTATCTCTTGCCCAATCAAAAAACCCATAAACAGGAATGCCGTCAGGGCCGGGCAATCCTGCGCCACCCATATCACGCAACATCTGCTCTTCCTGCGGATTAATATATGCCAGCATATGTGGCTGGTTCATTAGTTGTGCCTGCCGTGGGACATTGTTAGCCACATTCTCTAGAGCGCCAATTCCTGCGTCTGGGTAGGCTGGGTCAGTCGATTGGTTCTGCTGAACAATTGCGTTCACACGATCTATAAAGCTATTGTTCATCACGCCCTCATAGGTGGTTGCTGCGGTTGCGGTTGTGGCTCTTGGCCACCTTGCGGTTGCGGTTGTTGCATCATGGCATCTGAGATTGCTCCCAGCGCGCCCATACTTCCACCGCCACCCATACGCCGCTTAATCTCCATAACTTTATCAATTAGGTATTTATTCATGTCCATAGGAGGCTGACCCTGACCGCCCTGTGTTGGCTGTTGTTGACCGCCCTGTGGAGCTTCGGGCAGACCGCCAAAAGCCGCAGGGTTTATTGGAGGTAGATTATATGGTTGGATCATTCTTCATCATCTCCATCTGTATTTTAGCCGCATTCTTTTCACGCTCTAGCTGGAGCTCTGCCTGCAACTTTGCAATCTTGGCCTGCATATCAGCCTGCGCCTTGGCCGCGTCAATCTCCATGTCCTGACGTGCCTCTGCCTGCTTGATCTCAATGCTTGATTTAGCCTTGGCCTGATCAGCTTGGATCTGCGCCTGAGTACGCGCCTTCAGTGCCTCAGTCTCCAGCTTGGCAAGTTCCTGTGCATATTGCAACGGATTACCCTGCTGTTCCTGACCGCCGCCCATACCAGTAAGCGCCTCGATTTGCTTCATCTGTGGAGCCGCCTGCACAACTTGCGCTGCGCGTTGGCTAATCAAGCGATCCATCTGTGGGTCAACTTCGTTAAACTGAAAATCTGGATCTCTGAAGTTTGGCATTGGAGGCATTTCCATCTGAATGCTGGCCTCCATCCGCTGACGATACAGCAACGCAATATGTTCTGCGATATGTGCAATCAACACCGGCTGCATAGCCTTGGCGCCGGGGTTTCCTGCCAGTGACGGATCTTGCATAAACTGCATATGAACCGCGATATGTGAATCGTGATCCTGCTCTGGGAACGCCCGAATTGGCTTGCCGTACAACACGCTCATGTTCTCATCAATCGGGTCCATCTGAATGGCGTCTTCAGGCTTCTTCAGGATCTCATCAATATTCGGTATTCTGATCGCCTCATACATCCGCTTGTAGGCTGCATAAAGATCGTGAAGCTGCGGAGCTGATCGCGCCATTTCCAAGACAGCTTGTGCCTGCGCTATGCGCTGGGCTGTCGAGAAGATGTTCGGATCACTTACTGGGACAATGTCAATCCGATCATCAAAGTCGGCGCGGTAGATAATCTCCGCAGCTCCAGCCTGCGAAAAGCTGAACTCATCGGGGAGGTTCTCAGCGTTCAGCGCCGCAAGTAGTTTAAACTCTTGACCCTGCGCGTAGTGCAGGCGCTTGTGGATAGCACTAAATGCCTTCGATCCCTGCTCAATCAGAGCAACCGTAGAGCCCACTGGCGCATTCGGGTTAACGTCGCCAATGTTTAAATCGGCTGTAGACGCAAATCGCTGGCCTGCATCAACCATAAAGCCAAGCAGATTAAACAGCGAACCTGACGGCTCCTTAAACGGCAATGGCATAATCGCCTTGTTTACGTCATCAACTGTACTGTCGAGATCTACAAACTCGCCGGGGCTGATCTGCATATCGCCGCCCTGAACGCGACCACGCAGCTTAAATCCACCTTGCATATTTGAGAACGCCGCACTGTCGAGCAATGCGCGCAGAGATCCAGTAGCCGCTTTACCTAATCCACCGATCATGTGGTACAGACCAAAACCGTAGAAACCCAGACCCGGCAAGAACTTGTAGCTCACAAACCAGTCGCGGCGCTTCTTCAGCTCGTCTTCTTCTTTCCAATTGCGGCGAACCGCCACTACGTTCTGGCTGTCGTAATCAATCGTAATGACATAGGGAATTGCCACAGCGTTGTCATCAGTCTCGCCGTCATCCATTTCCTCGCCGTCAATGCCGTCGAACAGATCGTAGACGTGCATTTCCAGAAGCGTCATTACGTTGTCATTGCTATCGTCGTATTTATCAACGCCTTCGATCTCGCCAATAATATCGCCAGATGGATCTATTGAATCATCGCCGTTATATTTAGTCGGCAGGTAATATCCGTTCTTAACGTAGCGATTAAAGTCATTCTTCGGCATCCGAATGACGTGGGTGTAGCGTGGCGAGGTGTAGAGATCTTTACTCTCTGGGGCGACCACAAAGTCTTCAGCCTTTACGAACTGGCTGCACTGCCGATCCATGTTAGCGTCCCACCAGACTTTCTTAAACGTATGGCCAATCAGCGGAAGGTGAAACAGCATCTGATCAAGATCAGGGAAATACTCAGGCATTTCCTGCGTGATCTGGTAGTTCATAAACTCACGAACTCTGCGACCTTGCTCTTCAATCTTCTCATCTGGCGTGCCGATTATGACGGACTTAACTGGGCCACCTGACGGATATAGTTCTGCGATTGCCTTGGCGTTAAACTGTGTAGCGGCTTCTGCAATCAGCGGATGCACCACGATGGACAAGCCACGGGTTCCACGCTCATCTTCGCCCTCATCCAAGCCACCGTCAGGATCTAAAGTCTTTAGACCTTCCTTGTAGCGTTCTTCCCACTCAGATCTGGCTGCACGGTCATTTTCGTAGTAGCTAACAAGTTCCTGTGCTTTTCTAGCCAGTTCACGTTCGTCAATTGTTTCTGCTAGGTTAATGTCGAACTGTGCGTCATCAACTTCTTCGATCATATCTAGCTCTGGATCTCCAACTAAAACATCGCCATTGGCAAGTTCCTCGACCATTAGATCGTCGGCTGGAGCGCCTTCGGCAAAAGGGATAATGTTTTCTGGGTCAGCCATAGAGCGTCATCCTTTGTTTTTGTACTGGTTCGTCATCTTCTGGGTCTTCAGTGTGACCAACAAACCAACCTTTTCGCAATCTTAACCACGCCTGTGTGCAGGTATCCACAACATCGTCGTTGGGATGTGCAGGAAAGGCCGCGCATATATCTATTAAATCTTTAGCCCACTTTCTGTTTGAAGGGAAATAAATTCTTCCGTCTTCTAAAAGTGCGCTAGATGCATGGGCTCTAGCTTCCTTATCGCGGTCAGGCGAATAAGCCAAAACTGGTATGCCAGCCATACGCAGATCTTGCAGCAAAGATTGGCCAGACGCCTTCTTCTCGATTAGCACTGCGTCGGGCTCCCAATCTTCGTAAGCCTCTTGGGCAATCTTGCGTAGCTCTGGATAGCTGACCTTATCGTACCAGCATTCCAGCACAATCGCGCACATGGCGCCCTGATGACGAAATACGCCCCAAGTAGTTCGCGCGCTAAAGCTAGAGCTTTCCTTCGCCTCAAAGGCTGTGTCCCACGACTGCAGAACATATTCGACTTCTGGCAGGTCTTCGCTTTCCCAAGGAACCCACCAGCTTGCCTTTAGAATACCACCACCCTTGGGCGATGGGCGCTGCTGTAGTTGCCCAGCCGCTGCGTAAGTGCCAAGGCTGCGCTCTAGGGTCTTGAGCGTGTGTTCATCAATGCGTTCTGGCCACAGAAGCTCACCTTCGGCTGTGCGTGGATCTGTGAAGCCAAGGCTGGATTTTATTGGATTTGGCCCTCCAATTTCATACCTAGCTGGAATGCAAAGGTGATCCCACTCATCGCCAAGCTGATTGGATAGGACGTGACCTGTCAGGTCTTGTTCGTGCAGGCGCTGCATAATGATAACAAACGCGCCTGTCTTAGGATCGTTAAGGCGCGTCTGCATTGCCTGATCCCACCAATCTAGCACACCCTCACGCACTTTGGAGCTGTCGGCTTCCACTGAGTTGTGCGGATCATCGATGCAGATAATGTCACCACCATCACCAGTTAGGGCGCCGCCAACTGAGGTCGCAATGCGGTATCCAGTCTTATCGTTCTCAAAACGCTGCTTCTGGTTTTGATCGTCGGTCAAATTAAACTTATCGCCAAAGTGCGCCTGATACCACGGGCTATCGATCAACCTACGGCACTTAGTGCTATCCCTGATCGACAGGGAGCTTGCGTAGGATGCGTAGAGGAATTTCTTAGACGGTTGCGTAGCCCAAGTAAAAGCAGGCAGCACAACGGCAACTGACAGCGATTTCATGTGTCGAGGCGGCACGTTAATGATCAGGCGCTTTATGTCACCATCGACTACAGCCTGTAGGTGGTCACTGATTGCGTCGATGTGCCAGTTGTTCTTAAACTCAACGCCCGGTTCAATCGTCGGCCAAGCTGCCTTCGTAAATTCCTTGAGACTGCGCCGATACTTCTCTGCCTTGACCTGCTCCAAGGTTAGACTGCTCAAAAGCTGCTGTAATTGCGCTGAGTTGGTCATCACTTACCCTCGTTAGATCTATTACATTTCTCTGTTCGACAGTGGCTGAAATTTCATGCTTGTTCGACCAGTTCTCTCTATCTCTGTTATTTAGGTAGTAAATTATGGCCACATTATCTTTGTTGACAGTGGCATTTTCAAAGAGCGCGTTGGTGACTTTTGCAAGCCCAACAGCCTTCCCTTTTTTTATAGTCTCTAAAAACTCTAAATATTGAGCCTGTTTATTGTAAATAGTTGCGGGTGAAACACCCAAGCAAGTAGCTATTTGATTGACTGTCAGACCTTGGCCTGCAAGCTCTTCGACTTCTTGCAGAACTTCTTCAGTGACCTCAAACTTGGGTCTTCCAACGGGATTTTTACTTTTGGCTTTTGCCATGACGTAACCTTTCTTGCAGTGGTGAGCTGTATTTTTGGGAATGTAGATCAGATCACTGAAAAAAGAAAGACCCGCCGTTGCAGTGCGAAACCTAGCCAAGCGGGTCTAGTTTATGATGCGGCTACAGGTGAAGCCTTATCAAGCAGTATTTGTTGTTTATCACCAAGCCAGCATTATGACAAGCAGTGCGACTATAAGAACTGTTAAGGCTACGCCAGTCAGGATTTCTTTGATCCATCCCTCTGGCTTTTCGTTGTGTATATCAACGTGGCCCCGCAAGTTAATTGAGATCCACTGACCTACCTGCGCTGGCTCTTCACCGCGCTGTGTATGCACCCAGATGTCTGGACTTCCCAATCGCTTGCTGGTTTCTTCCTGAACCCATTCGGGCATTTCTGAATCGAAGCCTTTAAACTTCCACGATTTAGTTATCATTTATTCCTCCTCTTCTAAAAAGACATCATTACCAATTGTGATTGGCAGTTCTATTGTTGATATTCTAAAGTTGCATGGCTTGCATACTCTACGTCTTTTGACTGTTTGGAAGCCGTACCTAACGTGCGGCCTTGAGTCGAGCGCCTTTAGTTTTTTGCGGCACTCTGGGCAGTGTGTGACTGCTAGGGTCATTTATCCATCCTTTCTAAATAGATAGTGGGGGCCGAAGCCCCCGATTGATTAGAAGTTATAATCGTATTTTTTGATTGCCGCAGTGTGAAGGCTGTGGCGCCCGTGGCTAGATTTCCAAGAGCCATCCTTCTGAAGACGGGCGCGAACTGTATAGCCTTCTGGATCTGACTTGATGACCCATGCCTTGCTTTGATTGCCATTGTTTGTGCAGTGTCCAGCATATCCACCAGCAACAATTTTTGGCTTCCAATCGGCTGCACGTTCAGCAGTCATAGATCTCAGTTCGATTGTTTTATCTGAGACTGCACGCACGATCTCGAACGGTGTTGTATCGCTATAGCCATTATGGTTGGCGTGAGTGTAATCGATGGCCTCTACTTCGTAAGTGTGTGATTTAGTGAACTTACCTACACGGGCTACTGGCAGTTCTTCGATATAATTAATTGCATCTTGCTCACTGGCCCAAGTAATCCGTGGAATACTATCTGTGCGGAGCCGATCATAACCTTCGTTATATTCTACAACATACGCTGTATCAGCGAAGCTGTATTCGCCTCTTGATGTGATTGTGGTAACTTCGATTGCGAATCTAGTAAGCATTTGAATAGTTCCTTTCTAAGTGGTGGTAGTGGGGAGCCGTAGCTCCCCTGATTGTCAGAATTAAATTAAACCCGAATGACGTGCCATAAACGCGGCTTCCATCCGACCTTCTTCAAGAGCAACTCCAGCCTCTTCTTCATCTTGAGCAACTTCTGCGGCAAAATTTAAAGCGCGCTTAATTGTATCATCGATAAGATCCCAAGCTGGTATTGCTGATGGGCAAGTAAACTCTAAATAATTATGCGGTGTCATTTCTAAGTTCCTTTCTAAATAACTATATACATTAGATAGTGTACTATATGAAGTATTACAACCCCTCACCGAAATTTAGTTTAACGGGCATATACCAGCCCTTTCGTCGGTCTCTCACTTCATCGAAGTTACGTTCCCACCTCAGTACATTTACAATATCGGAATTTTCTGCGGCTACAGCCGTGCAGATCATTACGGCAATTGGATCTGAGCCTCCTGCCCAAAGAAGGAAATCATCGGGACCAAATTCTTGGAGAACATCGTGGGCTGTTGTGATTGCTTTGTTTGGATTGAACTGTGGCCTATCGTCGGGCTCGAACACCACTTGCATTTTACCGTAGCGCGCTGCGTCAGTTAGATCTGGCGTCCACCCAAATTTATTCTCTGTTGGTCTTGTGACAATATAGACTGTGCTGTTCATATCGTTTCCTTTCTAAGTTTTAAGACTGATAACACGGCAACTCATATAAACAAGGCTCAAATGATTTTTGTCATTTTTGGCATATTTTTGGCATATACTAAATCTGCCAAAATTCATTCAACTGATACTCCTTATTCTTATAGTTATATTATATATATATTATTATTATTATTATTATTGTCATACTGTCATACCCCCCCCTTCTCCCCCACAGATATAGGTATGGGGGGGGGTAGAAATATACTTAGGGGTAAGGGGTATATATGCCAAAAATGCCAAAAATACCTTTCGGCCATATTTTATTGGTAAATAAGCTAAATTTTTATATGCCAAAAATACTGCCATAAATACTGCCATAAATAAATTACGGTCTGGTTCTGGGTCTGACGCTAATTCTAGGCGCTTCTGGCTGCTTGTATGAATAGAAGATATGTTTGCCGATACGGACAATCCTATAGAGCTTCCTGCGCCACACGGGGTGCACATCAACTGTGTGGTAGTGGTCAGCTATAGTGTAGGGCAAGATGTCGGGATTGTTTATAATCTGAACTGCAAGCTCTTGAGCCTTGGCCCACGCTACTTCATCTCTGGGGCTGGGCGCTTTACCTTTGCGATAGAAGGAGAACTGTCGGTCTTGGGTAATGACATTGCACATTGATGACGGCCATCGGGGCGACGCCACGCGGTTAACTATGACCTTGGCAACCATGAGCTGACCCAACAATTTTTCTCCCCTTGCCTCATGGTAGAGCGCAAGGGAGAGACACGCCGCTGCGGCGATCACTTTTGAATATCCTGTTTAGGTTTTTTAGCCACGATGTACTGTGTGTTTTTGGATGGCTTACGATCCCAGACTGTCCAGATGAAATCCATTGTGCCGCTCTTGCCGCGCTCTGGTGACATCGCTGGGCGCCACGACATTGCTATGACTGCCATTGGCTTGGTTCTCTGGAACAGATCGTACCTCTTGGCTGCGTGCCAGTAGGTTGACTTTATGAGCATTGCGAAGGGTACGTTAAAGCTGGCGGCGTGTTCGATGAACTGTGCAGCCAGATTAAATGGTGGGTTGGTTATGATTGACCCGCAGTTACAATCTGCGGTCAGGAAGTTGAGCCCTGTGTCTCCGTAGCCTTGGTCATGGAGGTCAGTAGATACCACGGCAAGCCTGCGCTCCTTTAGGACTTCAGATATGGCGCCACTACCGCAGGCTGGCTCCCACACCCTGCTCCCCTCGAACAACCGTTGATAGGTGTCGAGGAGTGCGATGGTGCATTCTCTTGGGGTGGAATAGAAATCGGCGGCGTTCCTTTTGTATTGGTTGGACGCCCCACCTATGATGGTTGATGACCTCATACGTTACCACCTTGGAACGTAACAACGGGCTCTGGCTCTGTCTTATGCGCCGATAGCTCCCCAGCGCAGGCTGAATATCCTGCAAGATCCAGATAATTTTCTGCGTTTTTTGGGTTGGATTTTTGTCGTGCTATTTTTAAGAGGCACATCATAATTGCTACGTCAGATGGATGGACGTGGCGATCTAGGTAGACGCCCCACAGTTCTGCAATGGTGGTCAGGTTATCTTCCATGTCTCCATGATCATTTGCGCGGTCAACATTTACCAGTTGCTTGGCGGTATCTAAAATTTCTGTGCGTGTATATTTAGTCATTGTTTTTCCTTTGTTTGATAGTTTGTCTAAGTTCCACTTTGCCATTGGCTTTTTCCTTTAGTTAATTGGTGGCGCGAAGTAGGCGAACTTTGGTCGGCCCCTCCCACCTTCGGTTTGGTTTCTGCACTCAATGCCCCTGTCGTTCATTAGTGCGTCTAGAACGTCAGCACGTTTGCGGCGATCCATATTTGCAAATGCCGAAACGCCGCGCGACAGGTCACGCTCTGTGAGGCCACCCAGTCCAGCCTTTTCGATACGGGCGTAGACTGCCTTACAAGCTGCCTCGAATGGACCCTCAGACATATGTGACCTAAACATTTCGATAGTCTGCTTGGTGTAGTGTTCAGTGTAGCTGATTGACCACGCCATTGCGTCTGATCCTATTTCATCTTGGGCCATTGATCTGGCAATAATAAGTGACAGGCGCATGGCAATTTCGCGTGACCGATTGTACATGGCCTCAAGGCCAGTGCCTGTCTCCTTCTTTATGGCTGAGACTAGACGCTCCTCATATGACCTCAGAAGATTTTCTGCTTCCTCAGTAAACGGAACTTCTATTGGGTGTGGAGGCATATCGTGGACATTACCAGCATCTAGATCACCGACCTGCGCGCTGGCGTGTTCCTTTGCCCAAGCTGCCAGACGGTCAGATATTGTTGACCTCCTTTTCTTCTGGGACATCTGGACGCCGATTTCTGATTTCACAATAATGAAACGGTTCAGGAGCCCAGAGGCCACGTCACCACCACCGATTGCCTGCATGAACTCTGAGGGTGTGGACATACCGACTAGGGTCAGGGATGGGCGCTTAACTACTGTCTCTAGCTTTGCGGCTTCTGATGACTTCATTGTGTTGGTTGCGTAGCCCTGCTGTCTCAAGGTTCCGTCCTGACGGCCAAAGCATTCCATGATAGATGTGAGGGCATCAGCCTTGTGTTGCATACCCTTTGCGGCGGCTGCCTTGAGCTGACGGCCAAGCTCATCAACTACGCTGACGTGAGTTGGCTTCTTAGTTAGGGTGGATAAAACACCAGCCCCAGACGTGTAGCCTGCTGGACCTATTAGATCATCAAGGCCACTGGCCTCCAGTAATTCTTCTAGAACTGTCTTGCTATGTTCCTTGCCTGATCCTGTCTCACCAATATTAAGGAAGTATAGACTGGAGAAATTTCTCTGGTCTGTAACCCAGCGGCGCCCCATTGAAACTGATCCGAACGCCAGAGCTGCCTGCACGGCAAACTGTGGCTGGGGCTTGATGGCTGTGACTGTGTAGTAGTTGACCACGTCCTGAAGGATACCGGGGACTGACAGAAGTTCTTCTGGTGCACTGGCATCTGATCTGTCAGATTTTTGGCTAGACATCATAATGTTATTGGCAACCCTTGCGCCGTGTTCGATAGCCTCACGATCATATTCGTGGTTTGGGTCTTGGGTGACGTTCAGCATTTGCGCTGCGTCTTTTACTGCCTTTGATACATTTCCCATGTGTTCATACTGACACCACAGCTCGAAGGCATCGAAGGTGTGTGCCGAATCAAATGGATCTGATGCGTGGTGGCTGTAGGCTCGACCA